GTTATAAAGTCCCAGATATAAGGGGAGATGCTTATGGAACTATGAACGACAAACAGGGGGGTTCTTATAAAAATATAGAAGTAAGCCAGACCAAAGGAACTTCCGACTGGGAAGGTTGGGGTACTGCTCTTAAACCAGCACTAGAACCTATTACAGTAGCAAGAAAACCATTAGGAGAAAAGACAGTAGCCGAGAACTGTTTGAAGTGGGGAGTTGGTGGAATAAATATTGATGGGTGTAGGGTGGGACACGATGAACCAGTAAAGACCACAACCAGAGATAATAAGATGTGGCTCGGTTCAATGACGAATACGGATACTATGGCAAGTGCCAATCCTACTGGTCGCTTCCCAGCCAATCTAATCCACGATGGTTCTGATGAGGTAGTAGGGTTGTTTCCACAGACAAAGGGTGGAACTGCTGTAAGAAGAAATAAAGGCATAGTGGCAAGTAAAAATGTGAAGTTTAATGCTGATGACCCAAATAATAGAGAAGATGTATGTTTTGGCGATTCAGGTTCAGCATCTCGCTTCTTTTATTGTGCTAAAGCAAGTAAGAGAGAAAGGAATATAGGGTGTGAGGGGTTGGAGGAGCAAACAGTAAACGATGGTAGAGAGAAAGATATAGACAACGCTTTCCAGAGAGGGATAACACCAAGAAAGAATACACACCCAACTATTAAACCCCTTGCTCTTATGGAGTATCTTGTAAAGTTAGTAAGCAGAGAAGGACAGGTGGTACTAGACCCATTTATGGGAAGTGGTACAACTGGTATGGCTTGTAAAAGATTAGATAGAGATTTTATAGGAATAGAAATGATGCCAGAGTATATGGAAATAGCTAAGGCTAGGATAGATGGGGTTAAGAAAGAGGATCAACTTAATATGTTATAATTGTATATATGGAAACAACAGTCATAGTTTTGTGTATTTTACTTGGCATTGCAGTAGTAGCTCTTGGAGTTATAGCCTCTCTGCAGGTGATAACGGGCTCTAGTGAGAGAAAGGAACTACAGAAGTTACTTAAGGCAAGAGATTTACCAGAGTTTACTACTTATGCACAGAAGCTCGAAGAAGAAGAGGTAGAAGATACTAGTAATCTGGTGGATTTAGAAAACATGGACACGGTAATACAGGAGGCAATAGAAAAGACTTTTAATAAAAAGGAATAAAGAACGAGGAGTATTAATCTAGTTTAGAATACAAATGGTAAGCACAGCTCAAGATTACGAGGAGAAGGGTCGTAAGAAGAAGTACGACAAAGAATATTGGTTATCCTATACTAAGGAGAAGTTTGATGAGAGTAGGAATTGGAGAGGCAATAATGTTGAACTTCAATGGTTTGTGAACTACATGTATTACAAGGGTAACCAGAATCTCAAGTATGACAGAGTAACAGGTACATTTGTTAAAGATAATCGTAACCCCCTAACATTCTATGTAAATCATACCTATATGGTATGTAGAGCAATTAGGAATGCTGTAATTAAGACACAGCCAACTTGGGATGTAGATGCCTTACCTTATGGTCAATTAGATGCAGACACAAGTAGAATATTAGGAGAATATCTTGCCTTCCAGTATGACAAACTAGGATTAGAAGACAAGACTAACAAGGCGTTGCTTTATGGATTACTTTATGGACTTGGTATTTACCAGTATGGATATGACGACAGAGCAGACAATGGAGAGGGTAATGTCTGGATAGAGGTACTAGACCCATTTGATACTTATATTGACCCGTATTGTACAGGAATAGAAGATGCTAGATATGTGGTTAAAGTTACAAGTAAGCCTTACGAGTTGATTGTAAAGAACCCTAACTATGACAAGAAGGTTGTAGAGAATCTATCTACTACAAGTAACTTATCTGAGAGTGATTATAAGAATCTTATACTTAACAATGAGAATAATGTAGCCAATAGTGGTAAGAATATTATCTTACACGAGACTTGGTGTGTTACTGAAGATGGAATAAGAGTAATTACAACAGCTAACAACGAGATTTTAAGGAACGAACTAACAGACTTTGACAAACTTCCATTTGAGATATACCAACCTGATATAAACATAGGAACTATTTATGGAGAAGGATGGGTTAAGAACATTGTTCCACTTAATAAGGCTATCAACTATCTTGAGACAAGTAGGCTTGAGTACAATATATTGATTAATAAGGGAAGGTTATTAGTACCAAAGGGTGCAGGAATAAAGAGTGTAACAAACCAGAACGGTGAGAAGATACAGTATAAACAAGGATTCAAGCCAGAGTTCTTACCAACACCACCAATGGGTAGTGATGTAGACAAACAATTATCAAGTCTTAATGTTTACTTACAGACAATAGGAGCTGCTAACGAGGCATTCATGGGAGTAACACCAACAGGAATTAAGAGTGGTATTGCTATTGAGACATTGATAGCGTCTAACTTTAACCAGTTATATGACCTTGTAAATAACCTATCCAACACCTTAGCAAGACTTGGAGAGGATATATTAAAAATGGGGTATAAGTATCAGTTACTCAGTAAACCATTTAGAACTAGTGAGGGAGATTACTGGTCTGTAATAGGTGGTGAAGCTCAAGAAGATGTAGAGAGATTAATGAAGACGATACAATTACCAAGTAATCCAGAGGTTAAAGTAAGAATAACAAGTGGAGTAGCACATACAAAGGAAGGTAAAAGAGATATACTAATGACTCTAAGAGCAGGTGGAGATGTAAGTAGGAAGACACTACTTGAGAACCTAGACATTGATGCAGAAGAGGAACAGCAGAGAATTGATGAGGAGATGTTACCTCAGATGCCACCTGAGATGGGAGAGATACCAGGAGGAATGTCGGCAGAGGCAGGTATGCCAGAGGGTATGCCTGTTTAGTGTATAATTAAATAAGGAATATCTTTAGTATGCAGTGGGTCCATCCTCGGCCCATTGCATAGTGGAGAGATTCACTTTAGCTCTTTACATCTGTTCTCTCGTAGAGGGTATGTCAGATATTGGGGTAATTACCCATACGAATATATCAGGTGCGAATCCTAGGGCATACCCTGTCCGAGGGAACAGAAATATATAAATTGTTTTAACCCGTTCGTCACTTAAGACGTTAAAATGTGGGTAAGTTTATGGAGGATACAAACTCTATTGCTGTAACACCAACGGATGCTCCCGTTACTGAGTCAGCACCAGTAGAACAAGCAACTGTAGATACTTCTGACACTTCGTCAGGTGAGACGCTAAATACACCAGAAGAGACACAGGGTACTCAGGCTCCCGTTGAATCTAAGTCTATCCCATACGATAGATTCCAAGAGGTAAACGAGAAGGCAAAGAAGTACGAAGCAGAATTAGCAGAACTCAAAAAGCAACAGGAAGAGGCACAACGAGTAGCTAGTATGACCCCTGACGAGAGGTTGCAAGAGCAACAACTCGCACAAGCCAAGGAGGCTTTACGCAAAATGGGGTTCATTACTAAAGAGGAGCAAGAGAGAGCACTCCAAGAGGAGAAGGCTCAGAACCTGTTTATCTCCGAGATGAACAGATTAGAAGGTAAGCATGACGGTAAAGACGGAATGCCTAAGTTTGTGGCTCGTGAGGTTGCAGAGTTTATGGACCAGCTTGCTGCTAAGGGACAGTACATATCTGACCCCGAGACAGCTTATAAGTTGAAGTTCATAGACGAGATAGCAGAGGCAAAAGCCAAAGCACAGAGAAGCACTGCGTATTCTGAGAAGCAGGTAGGGGGAATGAATCAGGTGGATGACACCAGAAGTTCAGAACTTGAAGCTGCTGCAAAAACAAGAGACTTTGTACAGTTTCTTAAAAAGCATGCACCAATGCCAAAGTCTTAATCTTTAGACGTTGTAAAGACATTGGAAAGGCGTAAATAGTCGCTGTGCTTTATAGGCTGTTAGGTCCTTGTATTATCGGGGACTTTTAATTATTAGAATTACTAAAATGGCTGTATATCAGACATACGATACAAAAACAAATCACGAAGATTTGACAGATGTATTAACAAAGATTGGTGACATGAGTACACCTGCTTTCTCAAGATTGAGAAAAGTAAGTGCAAAGAACACACTACACGAGTGGAGTACATACGAGCATGACGCTGCTGCGGTAAACGCACAAGTTGAAGGTGCATCATACTCTTACGGGACATTAACTGCTCCAAGTAGATTATCTAACTACACTCAGATATTCAGAAAACTATTCCAGGTATCTAATACCCAACAGGCAATAGATCCAGCAGGAATGGAAGACGAGTACGCATTTAGAGTACAGGTTGCTCTAGAGGCTATTGGTAGAGATATCGAGAAGGCTCTTATCAATGGAACAGCAAACTCAGGTGCTTCAGGAACAGGTAGAAGATTAAAAGGTATAATGGCATTCATTACAACCAATATCTCTACAGGAACAGGAACTGGAAGAGCATTAACAGAGGCTGAATTAAACACATTGATTCAGAACTGTTACTCCAACGGTGGAAGACCAGATTGGTTACTAGCATCTTACACACAAGTAAGGAAGTTAGCTGCTTTAATGAGTGCAGATAGAACATACAATGATGGCAACACAACAATGACATCAAACGTATTGGTTTACCAGAGTCCATTTGGTCAATTAGCAGTTGAAGGTGATAGTCAAATATCATCAACAGAACTCGCAGTCTTACAAAAAGATATGTGGGCTGTTGCTCAACTAAGACCAGTAAGCAAGATAGATACTCCAGAGACAGCTGACGCAAAGAACGGAGTTGTACATGGCGAATTGACTCTTGAGGCAAGAGCAGAGAAGATGAATGGTAAGATGACAGGATTGGCATCATAACATTAAGTCTTTTAGAGGATGCACAGGAGGGCGAAAGCCCTCTTTGTGTTATAATTAACTATGGAATTAATAGATGCAGACGGCAAACCATTACAAAGTAGTAAGTCTAAGGAGGAGGTTATTAACATCCTAAAGACTGTTAGACCTAAAAACAGAGAGCAGGAGAAGATATTGGCTATGGCAATAGGTATGAAGGTAGAAGATAGTCGCAAAAAGGCTATGAACAAGGGGTTAAAAGAGGGCTTTGAGGGTACATTCCAAGCAAATGCACGTATGAGAACCGAGAATGACGGATACTCTAAGGGTAGAACCATGCGTTTAATAGCTGCAATACCTAGAGAGATGGCTTATGTAGCACGACAGATATGGGGAGATGATGTTTTTACTAATAAAGAGAAGTTTAAGGAAGCCTTTGTTAAAGATGAGCTTGGTCAATACTGTTTAACAGTAAAACCAGAAGGAATCTAATCGTATATAAATTAAAACGAGGATAAACTCAATGAGTAACTCCAAGATTAAGGGTAAAAGACCCTTGCAAGTGCTATTTTTACCTGTAGATGACGGTGGCTGTGGCTGGATGAGAATAAGACAGTTTGATGAGGCGTTTAAGTTTAGGGATGATGTTAAAAGCTACCTTATGAATGGTAAAGAAGACGCCAATGAGCAGGTTGAGATGATTAAAGAGGCTGATGTAGTGGTAGGGAGACTAGGAGATTACCAGTATTTTAAGCTGATAAAAGAAGATATTGACCCTCACAAACCAGTGGTATTTGACCATGACGATAATACCATGGAGGTTCTACCTACAAGTGAGCATTATAAAGAGTTTGGTACTCAAGACGCTTGGGCTTTAGTTAATGGACAAGCAAGACCTATATGGGTTACTGGAATGACTGACGGATTTAATAGATACAAGAATATCTCTGGTCAAATGAACTTGCTTTATATATTAGCTGTGGCTGATATGATAACAGCCCCTGTTGAGAATCTGCTAGAGTATTATCTACAGTTTGGAAGTAAAGAAGTACAAGGGGGGATAACTCATAACTGTATTAACTTTAGTTTGTACCCAGAAGGAGAGTTTAAACCAAAAGACAAGAAGGATGGAGAGATCAGAATAGGGTGGCATGGTGGAGTAAGCCATTTAGGGGACTGGCAAGAGATTAAAGAGCCAATGACTAAGGTTATGAACGAGTTTCCAGAGGTTAAGTTATATGTTCAGGGGAGTTACTACAAGAATCAGTTTAAAGAGTTTGCTGATAGAATTATTAGAGCGCCTTGGTATCCGTTTAAGGGGTATTCTTTAGCTTTAAAAACAGCAGGACTAGATGGTGCTATTATTCCACTAGAGAGCAAGGCGTTTAATGAGTTTAAGAGTGAGATAAAGTTTAGTGAGTTTGCAGCACTTAAAGTTCCTATGGTGGTTAAGGATATGCTTCCATACTCAAGAGTAGCCAAAGATGATGAGAACTGTTGGGCTTATAAGACACCAGAAGAGTTTGAGGCTAAGTTTAGAGAGATGATACTAGATATTAAAAGTGGTAAAAAGAAGTGCAATAGACTCTCTGACAGGGCTTACAAGTGGGTTAAAAGGAACAGAGATATTAATGATGAGGCTGGGGAAGTTGTTAAGTTGTATAAGAGTTTACTGTTACCTGACAAACAGTTAGAGATTTTATAAGCATGGTATAATTATATATATAGATACTAACGAGGATGTATTTAATTAAGAAGGAATGACCATGACATTCTCGCAAATGCAAACAGAGGTAGGAGATTTACTCAATATGACAGTAAGTGCGACAAGCACTGTTACCACTACACAAGTACAAAGAGATTTAAACACAGCAAGAGACCTTGTTTTAAACAGGCTCTTAGTATTAGGGCAGAGCTATAATGTGAGAATTGCCAAGGCAGACTTGGTAGCAGACCAAGCCCTGTATTCTCTTCCAACAGATTTTAGGAAGTTTGTAAGACTAGAAGTAGGTTACGAGAGTGCAGCAGATAGAGTTAAGGTAGACCAGATAGACCTAAGTGAGATAGGAGACCCCAATATAGATGTGTTTACTACTGCTAATCCTAAGTACACAATAATAGGGAATATGTTTGAACTAAGACCTACACCAACTACCAATGTTACCAATGGGCTTTATATGTATTACATAGAGAACGTTGCTGATATGAGTGGGAATGACGACACATCAAGTTTACCATTAGATTATGATAGTTTGTTACCTCTTTATGCGGCTGCTAAGGGTAGTTATACTCTTGGACTTCACAATGAGGGTAATAACTTTATGGCACAGTTCAATTTAGGTCTACAAGAGATGGAGAACAATATCATTGAGAGGAATGTAGACAGTAATGGAACTATTGCTATGGTAGATGATTATGGAGGGCTATAATGAGTACAGCATGGACAGAAGTAGCAGACGTATCAACAAGTTGGACTGAGACAGCGGACAATTCCACTACTTATACGGAAGTTGCTGATGTAGATACGCAATGGGGTTTGTTTGGTGGGCTTATAAGGCTTTGCACAGAGGGGGATAGAAACGATTTAATGACAGAGGGAAGGACCGATTATATAGTAATAAGTCATGGCGAGGATGTAGAGATATGGACTGATACAGCAGATGTATCAAGTATTTGGACTAAAATAAGCGACATATAACATGGCAGGTAACAAGACAATAACCGAGCTAACGACCTTAGCAACAGTAGACAAGGCAAATGATTGGTTAGCAGTAGTAGATGTAAGCGATACGACAGCATCAAGTTATGGAACAACTAAAAAGGCTGTAGTCAATCAATTCATAGGATCAACTGGGATTCAGGGGGATACAGGTGTACAAGGAGACACAGGTGTACAAGGTGACACTGGCATTCAAGGAGACACGGGCATAACAGGTGCTACAGGTATTCAAGGCACAACTGGTGTTCAGGGGGACACAGGGGTACAAGGCGACACTGGTATTACAGGTGACACTGGAGCTGATTCAATTGTAGCTGGACCACAGGGTGACACAGGAGTACAAGGAGATACTGGAGTAGGAGCAAGTGGTGTAGCAGGAGCTACGGGTAGTGCAGGAGCTACGGGTACTAAGGGTGATACTGGTTCTACAGGTGCTAAAGGAGATAAAGGAGACACTGGTAGTACGGGTGCAACAGGAACTCATGGGGATACTGGAGCAGACTCTACAGTAGCAGGTCCTAAAGGAGATACTGGAACCAAAGGAGATACGGGTACACAGGGAGATTCGGGAGTTGCTGGTGCTGGTATAGATTGGAAGGGAGTATGGAGTGATGTAACGACTTATGTAACAAATGATGGTGTGTCTTACAATGGAAGTTCTTATATATCAAAACAAGATGCTAATACAAATCACTTACCAACAGATACTGCATGGTGGGATGTTTGGGTAGCCAAGGGTGAGACTGGCTCGGTAGGTGCAACTGGTGTAAAAGGGGATACTGGGGTTAAAGGTGATACAGGGGTAACTGGTAGTACGGGTTCGGTAGGTGCAACTGGTGTAAAAGGGGATACTGGGGTTAAAGGTGATACAGGGGTAACTGGTAGTACGGGTTCGGTAGGTGCCACGGGAACCGCAGGTGCAAAGGGAGATACTGGTAGTGCAGGTACAACTGGTGCTACTGGTGTGACTGGTGCAACTGGAACTGCTGGGGCAAAGGGAGATACGGGAACAGTAGGAGCCAAAGGAGACACAGGTGTTACGGGAGCAACAGGTACACAAGGTGATACTGGACCTCAGGGAGATACTGGAGTAATAGGTGATACTGGAGATGCTGGTGCGGCTGGTGTACAAGGGGATACAGGTGTGACTGGTGCGACAGGGGTGGCAGGAGCAACAGGAACAGCGGGTACTTCTTATACATGGGAAGGGACTTGGGCTACAAGCACAGCTTATGACCTAAACGATACGGTTGAGAATGACGGGAGCGGTTATGTATGTACTTCGGCTCATACTTCTGATGCTTCTACAGAGCCAGGTGTAGGTGCTTCATGGACAGATAAATGGGATTTGTTTGTAGAAGGAATAGGTGGTAATAGTATACAAGTAGACTGCTCGGGAGGAACATCAGACACCTATGGGGCATTGTCAGGACTGGTGAACAGCTCAAACACAGTTTATACAGTAAGCTTAGGCTCTTATGTATCTGGAAGTTTGAGAGTTTATCTTAATGGACAATTACAAACCCAAGGTTCTAGTGAGGACTGGGCAGAAACAACTCCAGCTTCAGGAACATTTACATTTGCAACAGCTCCTACAACAGGAGATATAATAATAGCAATTTATCAATTTAGTACAGGTTCAACAGGGAACGCTGATACAGTGGATAGTTTACATGCTTCTGCATTTGCCCCAGAGAGTGAGTGGAATGGTGGGTGGATAGCAGTAAGTGATACTTGGGCATATGCTTCTGCTACTACAATCACAGTTCCTTCAGGTGCAGCAAGTAAATATCAAAAAGGGGATAAGATTAAGATTACTAATAACTCTGCGACTAAGTATTTTTATATAGTTAGTGTAGCAGATACAGTTTTGACAGTAACGGGGGGAAGTGATTATACAGTCCATAACTCAGCAATAACTTCACCTTATTATAGCCACGTAGAAAATCCAATAGGATTCCCACATTGGTTTAAATATACACTTGCCTTTACAGGGTTTTCTTCAGACCCAACGGGCTACCTTGCAAGGTTTAATATAAATGGTCGTGTGGTTCACCTTGTTATTAGTGCTATAAATGGAACGTCTAATGCAGCAACTATGACTATGAGCCTTCCCGTAACAGCAACTTCTTTTGCTTCCACAATGGGGAGGGTTAGAGATAATAATGTAATGGCAGCCTCCCATTGTTATATTTCTTCTGCAGACTATACTGTTGTTGCTTTTGGAAAGGCACCTACGGCAGATGGGGGCTTTACCACAAGTGGAACGAAGGGTGCTCAGTTTGAGATATTTTATGAGATATAGCTTAACTTTAACTTAAACAACAATGGCTCAGACAACTTTAAAATATAGACAAATAGCAGGAGGACTAGACGGCTGGATACCAGCAGAACAGACTTGGACTTATGCTTCGGCTACAACGATTACAGTTCCTAGTGGTGCAGCAAGTAGGTATCAGAAGGGCGACAAGATTAAACTAACCCAGACAACTGTTAAGTATTTCTATGTGGTTGGTGTAGCAGACACAGTCTTGACAGTAACAGGTGGAACAGATTATACAGTTGCAAATGCAGCGATTACAGATAATTATTTTAGTAAGATATTAAACCCTCAAGGGTTTCCACAAAGATTTGCTTATACTCCTACTATAACAGCAGGAAGTGGTACATTTACGACTGTATCTGCAAGTGGAGAGTTTACACTAACAGGTAAAACAGTTTGTGTGGCTGTTACTATAACGATAACTACAAAAGGCACTGCAAGCGGAGCTGTTATATTTACAATACCAATAAATATTAGTAGTTCTAGCTTTATCTTCGCAGGGAGAGAGAATGCCGCCACAGGGAAGATGCTACAATGTCTTTACAACGCTGCTGATAAGTTATCTATTTTTGATTATACAGGAACTGCAATGATAGTAGATGGGTATGTTTTAAGAGCATCTGGTACTTACTTAATAGCATAGTAGCCTTTAACTTAACCCTTTAGTACAACGAGTGATTTTAACTTGAGAGTGGATTAACAATGGCAGTAGTAACAATAGACAGTTATAGTGAGAGTAATAGAAGTGCAGATTTTACTTTTGGTGCTGCCACTTCTCAGGAGCTTTATCTTGCACAGTCCTTCACCTGTAGTGATGGTATTATATTGGATAGTTGCAAGTTTTATCTCAAAAGGTCTGATATCGTAGATGGTGGAACATTATATGCAAAGGTCTATAATCTTACAGGGACTTATGGAACAAACTCTTATCCCAGTGGAAATGCCCTTGCCACTTCTGGTTCAGTTGCTGTTAGTAGTATAGGCACTAGCTACTCTTTAGTTACCTTTAGTTTCTCAGGTGCAGGAAGAATATCCCTATCCACGAGTGGTACTTATGCAATCGCTCTTTATTATGCCTCTTACGATACAAATAACGACGATATGGTTCAAGCTGGGTATGACTATACATCTTCCTCTCATGGTGGAAATCTGTCCTATTATCGTTCTGGCTCATGGGCTACAAGTGCAAACGATTTTATCTTTTATGTCTACGGAGACACCGTTGCCCCTACAGTAACAACGCAGGCTTGTTCAAGTGTAACTCATAACACAGCAACAGCAAATGGAAATGTAACAGCCACAGGAGGAGCCGCAGTCTCAAGACGAGGGTTTTGTTATAAAACAGGTACTTCTGGCGACCCTACAACAAGCGACACGACTGCTTATGATGATGGAACATTTGGAACAGGTTCTTACACAAAAGGATTAACAGGTCTTAGTGCTTCAACAGGTTACAGAGTGAGGGCTTATGCAGTCAATTCGGTAGGGACTTCTTATGGAACAACTGTACAATTAACTACACAGGGTGCAGATGCTCCAGTAGTAAGCACTACAACGACAAGTAGACTAGACAGGAAGTGCGTTATCTTTGGGGGGAATGTAACAGACGAAGGGACTGAGACTGTAACAGAGAGGGGTATTTACTATGGAACAGACGAGTTTAGTCAAACTAACAAATTGACAAGTGCAAGTGGGGCTGGAGCTTATTCTATCTTTTTATCAGGACTTACTCCGAATACAAAATACTACTACAAAGCCTTTGCTACCAGTTCCATAGGAACTTCTTACGGAGATATACTAAACTTTACTACAGGCAGTGATAAGCCGGAGGAAGATTCTATACATTACTTACCACCCCTTAACTTGACTTAATGGTATAATATATTATTAAGATAACGAGGATACCTCATGGACAAATGGCAAGAAGCTCAAGAGTGGGAAGCAAAATGGTGGAACACCTGTGCTAACACTGTTTGGGAGGATGTTAAGCAAATGGCACTGGCGCCATATTTAGGGCTCAAGATTATTCCAAACGCATACACCAATTATAGAATACCAATGAACAACGAGAGAGTTTTAGATATAGGAGGGGGACCCTCTTCTTTACTTCTTAAATGTGAGAATGTTAGAGGTACAGTTGTTGATCCATGCGACTATCCTAAATGGGTAGGGCAAAGATATAAAGAGGCTCATATAGACTACTACAAATGGAAGGGAGAAGATATTCCTTGTATTGATGAGTGGGATGAGGTTTGGATTTATAATGTACTCCAGCATACAGAAGACCCTCAAAAAGTAATACAGAATGCTAAGAAGCTAGGTAAAATCATAAGGATATTTGAGTGGGTCAATATGGGTATCAATGACGGGCATTTACATTCCTTTACTAGAGAGCAACTCGAAGAGTGGCTTGGTGGTAGAGGGCAAGTAGTTAAACTTAGTAGTCATGGGCTTTTTGGTACTGCCCTTTATGGGATATTTGGAGGGAATAACTATGGTAATTAGAGATAAAAATGGAAGGTTTGCCAAGGGTAATACAACCAACTGGAAGGGTGGAATTAGATTAAGGAGGGGATATGTGTATATATATTCGCCAGACCATCCATATAAAGATAATAACAATTGTTATCCAGAGCACAGACTGATTATGGAGAAGCATATTGGCAGGTATTTAAATAGAGAAGAGATAGTACACCACATTGACGGGAATAAGGCTAACAATACTATAGATAATTTGATGCTCCTTCCTAACAAGGCGGCACACAAAAGATATCACAAAGAGGTTGGTCTTAATACAAGATTCAGGGCTGGGCATAAGGCAAGATTAAAGACTTGGGTAAATACTGAGAAGATTGTACTACTCAGAGGGAAGGGAATCCCTTACAAACAGATAGGGGAGATAGTCGGCTTATCTAAGTCTGGCACAATGAGTAGATATAAAAGATATATTATGTGTCGGACAATTATCTAAAATATGTAATCACAAATCATGGGTATAAAACATCCAACTGTGTCGTTCTTAGATAAAACTATGATACCTAGACAGAAGAAGTTTAGGATACACATAGTGGGGCTAAGCCATTTACCCGTAAACAATATGTATGCTGGTTGCGCTTTTACTTCTAAGGTATGGAAGATATCTAAAATGCTAACCGATTTGGGTCATGAAGTCTACGTATACGGAGCAGAAGGTGGTAACCCAATATGTACCGAATATGTAGTAACACACTCTCTTCAAGATATTAGAGATGCGTGGGGAGATGGGGATAATAGGTTTGACATAGGATATGACTGGAGAAGCGGAATGTTCAGACATGATATAAACAAGCCACAAACAGAGTGTACCAAGAAGTTTATAGCTAATAGTATTGCAGAGATAAATAAAAGGAAGCAACCTGACGACTTTTTAATGATAATGCAGGGATATTTTAACAAACCTATAGCTGATGGAGTAGATTTGTTCTTAACAATGGAGCCAGGAATAGGATATAGAGGTAGTGTCCCTAAGTTAAACAGTGGTAAAACAGTCTATAGGGGCTTTGAGAGTAGTTATATAATGAACTTTACATACGGTAGGGAGAACGCAGCTACTGGAGATACTCCTAATGGTGCTTATTATGATAGGGTATTCCCTAATTACTTTGATAACAAAGATTTTATCTATAAAAAGGATAAACAGGACTACTTCTTCTTTATAGGGCGTTTAATACACCGCAAGGGAGTACAGACTGCTATAGATACCTGCAATGCACTAGGTAAAAAGCTAATAATAGCTGGTCAAATGGATGAGAATGAGAAGATTAACATGAACTATCCTAATGTAGAGTATGTGGGATATGTAGATCCTGATAAAAGAACTGAGTTAATGGCTAGTGCAAAGGCTTGTTTTATACCTACTTGGTATTTAGAGCCCTTTGGAGGTACAAATGTAGAGTCTCAGCTTTGTGGAACCCCTGTTTTAACTACCGATTTTGGTGCGTTCTTAGACACTGTGGAGCAGGGTGTAACAGGTTTTAGATGCCATACTCTCAACGATTTTGTGCAATGTGCCAAGTTAGTAGATACACTAGACCCTAAGATTATACGCAAAAGAGCCGAGAGATACCTTATGAGTAATATGATGTGGGAACTTGAGGACTGGATGCGAGAATTATATCAGGTATATTTATCTGCAACAGTACCAAACACAAAGGGCTGGAGTTTAATAATGGTATAATTATATATAGAGGATATTTACTTTATATATATCGATATGCGAAGCAAACGAGTTACCCAGAAGTATATTGATTTTAGTGGAGGGTATCAGACATTTACATCTCCTCTACTTCTAAACATCAATGAGTCCCCATTTTTATATAATGTAGACATAAGTAAACCAGGAATACTAGGCAAATCATTAGGATTTGCTCAAATAGGTTCTGGCACTGGATCAGGAAGTAATAGGGGTGTTTATGCCTGGAATAAAGAGAATGGTAATAATGAACTTTATCAGGTTTATGGTTCTGACCTATATAAGTACAATGGAAGTTCATTTGCGTCCATTGGTAGTGGATTTGGAAGTGGTACAAGCCCTGTTGAGTGGGCTGTTAGCTTTATTAACACAGGAACTGGAGTAGGAACAGCGGCGGAGACCTTTGTAGAGAGGTTGTATATCACACAGGGATTAGACGGTACTATGATGTATACGACTGGTACGGATATATCTGCAGTTGCTAATACCTACGCAAAGCACTTAGAAGCATATAAGGGAAGACTGTATCTTGGTAATGTAAAGATAGGCACTAAAACATACCCATCAAGAATTGTATTTAGCGAAGTAAGTAAAGACTCCTTCCCTGATAACAATTACTTTGACGATATGGGAGAAGGTATTACAGCCTTAAAAGAATATAGTGGTGCTTTATTTGTGTTTACACAAAATAAGGTTGCAGCTTGGGACGAGTATAGTTTAACAATGCTTAATGTAAATGGTGGTACTACTAACAAAGAGACAGTACAAGTAACTGAGAGTAGACTTCTTTGGTATAACCGAGGAGGAGTTTATATGTATGCTGGTGGTACAGAGGCAACTCTAATAAGCAGACCAGTGCTAGAGTGGCTAAGTGGTGTTACAAGTGCCGAGAGTGTAACTGGAGGACTTGATACAAAGGGAAGATATTGCTTGTATCTTGGAGATATTACCTATAGTGGGACTTCTTACAGTGATGTTGTACTCAGATATGATGTATTACTTAATGCGTGGGATGTGTTAGTAAATAGACCCTATAAATACTGGACACGCAACAAGGCGGCTGGTGTTTATGAGGTTTATACAACAAATCCAGATGGACAAGAAGTATGGCAGATAGATACGGGTTATGCCCTAAATGGATCGGCACAAGGGAGTGTGTATCAGACACCTAAGTTGTTTGGGGCAGCAGAGAATGTAGACGATATTAAGACAGCTTATGAAGTACAGGTAGTTTATAAGCCCACTAATGTTACTGATTACTTAACAGCACAATACAGAATAGGTGGAACTGGGACTTGGAGTAATATTGAGAACACAACAAGTAATGTTAATTTATCTGGCACAGATGAGATTAAGGTACAAAGTCTTAACATACCATCTAAAGCAGCTGGTAAGTTTATAGAACTTAAACTATCACATAGTGCAAGTGGCTCAGGATATGAGCTATATGGTGTCAATTTAATCTATGATGTAGAAGCACAGGAGAATCACTAATGCTAACAATGACTGCAGAACAAATAAGGAACTCTCTGGGACAATATCTAACTAAGCCCTTAGAGGTAACAACTGGAACATTATCAACACAGCAAACAGTATCGGCTACTTCTTTGTCTACTGGTGGGCTTAGTGGGGATTTTATAATAAAGCAAAATGGTAGGATATTAGTTTATGATGGAACTACATATCGTGTTGTAATCGGTAAGTTGTCATAAAAACACAATGGCATACGGAATAAGAATATCTAAAGATGGTGTGGATGTAACAAAAGATATCACTGATACGAATAAGAAGGATTTTGTTTATATCAGTGATGACAATTCTCCAAAGGTTTATTACGCTGGATTTGTACAGGGTCCAGATGCGTTCTCTGGCATTACGTATACCCACAACCTAGGATATATCCCAATGTACTTTATGTTTATTACAGACTCTGTTAGTAATCCCACTTTTTATTCTGCAACCAGGAATACATTGGCTTCAACCAGTGTTATACTTGAGACGATTGGTCAATATGGGTATTTAGTAATATTAAACGAAGGCAACTAATGGCATACGGAATTAAAACATCTAAAGCTGGTGAGAACGTATTAACTACTGGTGTAGAGAACCTTCTTCTAGATACAAGTTACCCACTACTTAAAGTTAAATCTCATGGAACTGGGACTTTGAGTGTGTCTGACGGGGATAGCGATTCGGATACTATTACTCATAATCTTGGATACATTCCAAAAGTCTTGGTCTATGGAGAGTTTTATAGCGTATATTCTGGGGCAAAAAGTGCATATTATAGAAGATATCCCATAAACGAGTTTCTGTCTACATACTATTCAAACTTTACCTATACAATTACAGATACGCAATTAACTATAAATGCAGAGTTTTATGATGAGAGTTCTTACTCTGGAACATTTAACTACTTTTATTATTTATTTTATGACGAGCAATAATGGCAGATTACGGATTAAAAGTGTCTTTATCAGGTAAGGATATAAGCTCTACAGATTTAGATGATTTATCACTAGATAGTGGACATTCAAATCTGATGTTATTAGAGAAAAAGACCTTATCGTTCTCGGCACTTCAGGGACAAACAAATCAATCTGGAACAGAAACTTATAGCCATGGATTAGGATATGCACCATTTACACTTGGTTTTGTTGAGTACCCTCTCTATACGGACACCATATCGGACATATTACCCCATGTTTATGACAATGCAACTCCTTATGGCTCTAATATCTATATTGATGTGGCATTAACAATTACAACAACACAAATACAACTCGCATGGAGTGTAGAGCAAACGGTAAGTGGAGTACCAGAGGGGTTAGATAACGACATAGACTTTGATGTAACATTACATATTTACTCGTTTAAGCTAGGGAGCTAGTTTTATAGTATGTTATAATATTATATATCTATAAGTGTTAATATAAACGAGGAGCATTAACTTAGAATAGGACACAAATGGCAGCAGCTCCACTATATCAGCAGATTATGAGTGTACCAGGGCTAACAGGTACATGGAAACAAAGATTATCACAATACTACAAAGCACTAACAGGAAGGTCTTATACAGGTACTAGAGACCAAGGTATTTATATGTTGGGACAAATTGCCAAGGGCAACTACCCTCAGACATCTGCACAGACACAAGCAGCAGTAACTCCCGCAGAGTCGGCAGGAACAATAGCCGGTAGAGAAGCTGGAGCAGCAGTGGCTTTAACACCTTTTAAGGAGGTTTTACCATTTGAACAATACTTCCCAACAGAATTAGCACAGGGGAGTGCACAACAGGCTTATGCTAATTACTATGCCCCTATCGTACAAAAAGCACAAGAAGAGTTAGAGAGTGGTTATGCAGGAAGAGGATTAACAAGAAGTGGTCTAAGAAGTGGTGCTGTTGGAGATTTATACAGGCAATATGGGCAAAAACAACAGGCAGGAGTTGAAGCAGATGTACTACAGCAAAAAGCATGGGCAAAAGAAGAGTATAACAAAATGCAAAACTTGTATGAGGAGAGTGAAGGTAAACAAAAACCAGCAGCAACAACTTATACGCCATACAAGGTGGCAAAACCAAAAACAGCAGCAGGTACTTATGGAAGTTCTTATCTTGACTGGCTTAACAGAGCCACAAGAGTTTAGTTTAGTATAAATAAAAATGGCAACAACAGAGCAAAGACTAGCAGAATATGAGGATTTGTTTAAGAAGGCACAGTCCTATGATATGAACAAGTATCAACAAGACTTCCAGAAGGCTTATAACGAAGCAATGAACTATAATCAGGACCTAATTCAACAGAAGGCATCCTCTTTGGGAGAACTACAGGCAGTAGCACCTACTTTAAGAGAAAAGTATGCTAATTCTCTTATAACAGACCCTACAGTACAAATGTCTTTAATAGCACAAGCAAGACAAGCTCCAATAACAAACTGGGGACAGGCAGTAGACTTACTTAGTGCAAGAGGAGCTAAGTATTCGGACATTTTAGGTAAGGCACTTGGAAGTTATCAGACAGCAGCAGAACAGGCTAATACAGCGGCAGAGAATGCTTGGAGATTATATCAAGACGCTGTAGCACAGCGAGAAGCAGCAAGGGCAAGAGCAGCAAGTTCTAGGGGTGGAATAGATTTGGCAAGTTTACTTGGATTAGGTGGTGGTGCGACAACTGCAACTGGTGGTGAGATTTATGAGATACCAGAAGGTGGTACACAACTTACAAAAGGTGGATTAATAGCCAATCCAACAACATGGGTAGATAGATTAGCAAATCAAGTATTACAACAAAGACAGGCAAAGGGATTAAAAGATGTTCTTAAAGCATATTCAACTTCAACTTTAGAACCATATAAAAATATAAAGAGTATTAATGATGTATTGTCTATTCCAACTCGTATGGGTAGTGTTTATACAACGATAGGTTCAGATATATTTAGTAGATTATTTAAAAAGAGATAAATATGGCATACAGACAAGTAACTAGAGAGGAGTTAGAAGATTACCTAAGTCGTAATCCAGGAGCCTCTTATAGAGTAAATGGTCAAGAGTATACTGCACCGACAGAGGACAGTAACCAAAGCGGTCTTATGAAGATATTAACAAGCCTAACAAACCCATTAAGGATGGTGGGTGGTAGTGCTTATTCTGCAATAACTGGCAAAGAGAAGGACAACCCATTCTTAACACAGTCCGAAGAGCTAAAATATGCAAAAGACCCAACAGTAGCTGGTACTAAGGCGGCAATAGGGTTAGGCTCATACTTATTACCAGTTGGAGCCGCTGAAGGTATTACATCCGCCGGTGGTAGGATAGGAAGTGCAACCGTTAGGGGGATTACGCCTGGTGCTATGGGTTCCTATGCTTTAAGCCAAGAGGGTAAGGAATTAGAATCAATACTGGGTGGTGCAGGACTTGGTGCTGTTATGGGTGGTGGATTACAAGCAGTAGGAGAGGGAGTCAGAGCAATTAAGGGTGCAAAGATAAGTAACACACTGGCAGATATGTCTGATGACTTAAAAACTACTGCATATAAAAAGAAGATAGGAATGGCACCAACAGCAAAGCAGGGTAAGTATGATTTGGTAAGAGATAGTATGAAGTTAGCGAATAGCGAAGGTCGTAAGATTACCAGTGCGGAAGATTTATACCAGTTTAGTGATGAGTTATTTGGTAAATATGGGAACACTGCAGATGATATGGCAAGAACATTTGATGACATGGGTGGTGCAATATCAGTAGATACAATTAAAAAACCTATTTTAGAGAAGATAGCTTCTGTTAAAACACCAGAGTTAAAAGCACCTTATCAAAATGTATTAAACAGTATAGATGAGGCAGTAGGTGGTGCTAAAACAATATCAGCAAAGGACTTACTACAACTAAGAAGAGAGTGGGGTAACTTGGGTAACTGGAACCAATTAACACCAACAGCAGAACAGGCAACAGCAAAAGCATGGGAGCAAGTATATAAAACAGCAAACAATACTCTTGATGACACTTTTACAAAAGCAGGGTTATCAGGGTTTAGAGACATAAATCAAAAGTTAGCAACAGCAATAGAACAACAGAACTGGGCAAGAAGAGCAATGGCTGGTAGGGCTGGACAGCAAGTATGGACTGATATGGCACAGGATGCAGTTATGTTTGGAACAGCACTAGGTGGTGGTCCAGGAAGTATTGCTGGATTCTTGGGTACAAAGGCATTACAAAGTCAGGGAGAGAACATAGCAGCAAAGGGTTTAGATATAGCTTCTAAAGTGGCAGC